TTTATTATTTCATTACTAAATGAATTAACACCACCCAAATATTGCCCTAATAATAAAGGATCTACCGGTAACACATCATTATTCTCAAAATGAATAGGTTTAACAACAGGTATTTGATAATTATTACCTTTTTTTATCTTAACATTATCCAACATTTCTTTTGTTGTTAATGTCTTATACTCGCCATTAAATAACTGTCTATCTTTATATTCATTAACAAACCATAAATGTTCTTCATCGCAAAAAGTTTCCCCACCATCACTAGTTGTTACTTTATAAACAGGCCTCATTCCTTGTGGATAAACCCCCACAACTGTTTGTGTTTTACCATTTGAACCCATAATAACATCATCTAGTTTAATATCACCCATTAATTTCCATCCATTGGGTGTTAAAATTTTTGATGTTAATGGTTGTGCTTTACCTGTGTCCGAATGGCCCAATAACATATTAATATGTCCAATAGCCGGTCCTGGTATTCCTGTTGCATCTAAAAATGCATCACCTAAATCTAAAAATCTATCAGGTTTGTAACTTGTTTTACTTGAATATTCAGAAATTATTGATGCGAAATCTTGTTTTTTTATTGCCATTTTAAAAATTTTGTTTATAATACGTGGCGATTAACCACGTATTATTTGTTTAAATGTTAAATCATCTTAGAACGGTAAATCATCATCCACATTTTCATTTTCTTGTGGATCTTCCACCATTGTTGAAACTGTTTGAGATGCATCACTTGTTGTTGTACTTGAAAGTTCTTCTTCAGATGTTGAATTTGAAACCCATTTACCATCTTCCCAACGTGGAACTTCGCCTTTAGCTACCATTTCCAAATAATCTTCACTTTTTTTACCGTAAACATCAGACCATGTTAATGTATCCTCAATCCAACTATCCGCAAGTGCTTTATCGGTATGTAATGGGCCGATGTCATCAGGAATAATTGAATTAATCGTAGTGTATTCTTTACCATTACCTGCTTTAGCTAGGCTAAGTGAAAGAATTAAATCACGACCTTGTTCCGGATCAGTAATGTTCTTTTTGTTACGGAAAATCGGAAAAATTTTATCAAAAATCCCATCACCTTTTGCATTATGCTTAAATCTCCAAAATTTTGGACCATCAGCTTCATTATCTCTGTCGATAACTTTTACAATGTAAAATCTTCGTGAACGATATTGACGAGCAAGTTCTTTATCCGCCTCAACACCTGTCATCATCAACCCTTCATAAACTTCATTTAATGGTGATCTTTTACCTTCTTGTTTTGGGTCATATAATTTAACCCATTTACCATCAACTTGAATTTCATGAAAGAAGACCTCAACAAATGGTGATTTACCATCTTCTGCCGGTAAAATACGTATGCGTTTTTCTTCACCCATTGAACCTTTCGGTAAAACAGTTGTGAAATACTTCTTCATACGATCTTCCATTGATACTTTATTAGTGTTACCGCCTGCGGTTTGTTTGTTTTTTTCGTACTGAGCCAGTACTGCTTCAAATGTTGTCATTTAGTTAATTTGTATAGTTAATTTGTAATAGTTAGATGTGGCTACGTTCTTTCCTAACCACAATCAAAATATAAATAAAAAAAACCGAATTAAGAAATTCGGTTTGATTATTTTAACTTTATTTTATCTTGTTTAATAACTATATTCGTTCTCTTCTTCTTGGTCAGGATTAAATGTGTCTCGTAGTGTGTTTGCTGTATAATCGTTTACATCGTCTTTGGTTAAAACATATTCATTTTTACCACTTGCTCTCATTTCTTCTTGTTTTTTTGTAAAAAATTCGTTAGGTTTTTGATTAAAAGGGTATGAATCTAATGATCTCATTTCTAATTTTTCTTCAGGTGTTTCGGGTTTCATTTTCTCAACTTGTGAGCCTAATTGTTCTATTTTGGCAATAACCATATCCATTTTTTCAAGTTGTTGTGATAAACTATCTAATTTACTAAATACATTGTCCATTTTTGCAATTGCATTATTATTGTCATGTTTACTATCATCTACATCTTTTTTTATACTTCTAGTCATATTAACCAAATCGGTTATATCAATTTCTTCTGTATCTTCAGTATCCGTCATTGTTGGGTCTAATGGTGCATCTGTTGGCATTGCACCATCTGTTGGTGGTATTGTAGTATCTGTACCGCCCATTTCGGTACTCAATGATGTGTCAGCCGGTGGTGCTTCTGCATTGTTAGCTGGTGCAGGTGTTGGCTCTTCTGGCGTTGGAATTTCTTGTTCCAAAATCATTTTTTTACCATATCTTTCAATAGATTTAAAACGATTAACTTCTTCTTGTATTGTTTTCTTATTCATATCTTAATCTTGTAATAATTGTCGGCCATCATCGGTTACGAATTTTTTATTTATTCTTTCAACAAGTCCATCTTTTGATTTAATAGTATAACATTCACCTGTCATTAAATCACATATTTCATTTTCTGTTGAATTACTATTTCTAACAATTTTAGGATTTAAGAATTGGTCCATTGTTTTATTTAATTTTGAACTATCCATAATGTTTTTTATTAATAAATATCTATTATTTTATTATAATTTTTATTTTATTTGAAAATAAATTAATTTACCTTCATCAATATCTAATTTTTTAGCTAATGAACGTGATATACTTAGACCAACACCATTAATATTTGGCCCAATAGCTACTGGTCCTTTTATATTATCAGGCGTTACTGTCACTATATTGTTATTATTTGTTAAAAATGGTGTTATAGTTATTTTTTTAGTTAAGTTTTTAGGATTATAAAAAGTTATTGTTGAACTCAGTATTTTATCACCCATTGTTTTAAATTCATTACTTGGTGATATCGTAGTATCAAATCTTAATGAATAGAAATCATTTTTATTATTTTTAGATTTAATATCATTCCATGTTAATACGTTTGGTGTTTCATTTCTTCCATTATCAATTTCAATTAATTTTGATTTATTAAAAATATCCATAATATCTGTATCATTCATTTTTGTCAAATTATCCATAATAGTAACTGTTGCTCTATAATATTCAACGCCATTATATTCAACCAATTGAATGTATTTTTCACCCCTAAATCCATTGTAACAGATACCATATTCATTTATACCTGCTTTACTTAATATTGTTTCACCTATTATTGCATTTTTTGGGTCACCTTTATCAATTGTGTATGTTCCATTACTTGTTAATATATCAATTTCATTCGTTGATACTAAACTTAAATTGATTTCATTTTGTCTTGCAATTGCTTTATTTGTTATTTTTTCAAATAAGACACGATAACTTGACATAAATGATTCTTTTGGGTCTGGTAACTGATTATTCGATACCCTAACACCTTTAAACGTTGTATTAATGGTATTAGTACTCATCGTATGTGTTACTTCAGTTATCCAATAAGAACCATTAAATAATGGTATATTATTTAAATAAAAATACATTGTTGGTTGTATCATAACGTTACCTAAACAACTTATTTCACAAGTATATGAAGATGCACGATAAATATCAAATAAACCAATATCAACTTGATATGTTGCTGAACCTGTTTCTGAACGGCCCATATTTTCTTGTGCAATATACGATTCAGTTGTGTTTTTTATTGATGTTTGATCAATTTTGATTGATTTAAATATACTTTGATTTTGGTCGCCGATATTAACTTCAAACCCAACTACTTTATTTGATTTACTTAAATCATTTTCAGATATAACTTCAGGTAATGTTATAATCAATGAGTTATTATTAATATCTCCGAATTTAAAGCTGTCATTATTAAATAAAAAACTTTCTTTATTTACATCTTTACCATTTAGAATTTTAGATGTTGGTCCTGTATATTGTAATACTATTTTTGGTGCTGAATCTTGGTAATCAACTTCTAAAAATGTACCGAATAGATTATTGGCAATATTTTTAGAAGACATTTTTTTACTTTTATTTGTGAAATTAGTACCATTAAAATTAATATATGATGGTAATGCTCTCATATCAAATCCTGTACCTTGAATTAATAAAGAAATGGCACCATAAAGATTTTGTTTTATGTTTTTTTCATTACCCAACTCTAAAATTCTATCCATGGTTAGATAAGCTAAATTACCAATATTTTTATTAGCTTTATCTAAAAATAAAAACTCCTCTATTAATGGTCGTTGGCCTATTGAATTACCTGAAGCCCATCTATCATTAAATAATTTAAAATAATTATATAATTCCAATTTGATTAAACCTTCATTAAAACCTGATTCATTAGATAATTTAACATCTTTCATTTTACTATTTAAATTACCAAACATAGGTGTTAATAATGTTAGGAACAAATCGTGCCTATTTTTAAGACCAATAATTTCATTGGTGTTAGAAATTACATTATCCACTAAATATTTCTTAAATGACGTGCTATTTTGTGCCTCACCGTTCTTAATGTAACCAGCATAAATTTGAATAATCGGTCTAAACAATAAAATATTTTCCTCATTAATTCTTATATTATTAACCCTAAAGAAATCAACATATTTATTATAGATTTCACCTTCATTATCATCGCCAAGATATAATTTAATGAAATTTTTATTACTGTTTAATTCATCTGAGTTATATGTATCAATAGATAAGGTACTTTCATTATTTATATTCACAAACCCACCTAAAATATAATTATCTATTTCTTTTGGGTTTCCTAATGTTATTTTTAATAGGTTATATTCACTTATAATATCTTGTGTTATATTTTTTAAATTTTCTTTTTGTCTTTTCTTTAAAGTTAAAATTAAATTACTAATTTCTGTTGGATCATCACTTTTCTTTGTTACTGTTGTTATTGCTTTTAGTAATGTTTGGAAATTTGTATATTTAATATTTTTAAAATAATCAAACCCTGTTGCATCATTTATTTTTTCAGATGCAAATTCAATAAAATAATTTTCAAATTTATCTAAAATATTAGGCCCTAATGTTCCAATTAAATCAATAACCAATTTATAATCATTACCGATTTCAAAATCATGATTTATTGATGAAAAATATTCATTATAACTATTAATTGTTAGGCCACTATACGTTACTTCATTATTATTATTCGACCATATTATTCTAAAATTATTTTGTTCATTGGTATCAAAATCATTATTGTTTAGATATTTCATTTCATTATCACCATCTGAAGGTAAAAATGTGAAAAAATCATTATTTGATTTATATTTTGAATTATCAACAAATGAGGTCCATGTTTTACTATTTATGTTATCCAAATATCTAAAACGATTATTAATATGTTTATCTATTGATAATGGATTAAAGTCAACTGAACCGAGTGTTGTATCGTAAGTACCATATCCGTTAACAATTTGATGAAACAAAGATTCATAAATTGGATGAAAACCGATATCTTTTTTGTTACCATAATTAACAGTTATACCTCCATTTTGATAATCATTTGGCGTATATGTGTCGTTTATATTTTTATCAAAAAAATAACCACCAGATATTGGTGTTGAAATATTATTTGTTGTGAAACCACTTAATATATCATATCCATCATTTAAAAAAACTTTATAACGATGATAAATTGCCCCCCATTTTAAAATTAAATGATATGGTATATAATGTGATGAACCGATTTCTTTTAATAATGTTGATAACCTAATAAAATCTGTATTATTAAAACTGATTTTATCATGTAAATCTAAAAACGGTAATGAATTTAATAAAAGATACGCCGAACCAACATATTTTCCGTATGAAGATTTTTTATTAAATTCAGAGTTTAATTGTTTATGAAAATATGGTGTATTTAAAATTGAATCCGTACCATTACCGATTTTTAATGTTTGTGAAAATAAGTCATCAACATATATTGATTTAACCCATGATTTTGAATTAATTTTACTAGAAACCAAACCTTCAGATGTTTTAATTTCAAAATTATTATTGAAACTATCTTT